GGCGACTCTTAGAAAAAGCGGGCCTAGACCAATACTCTCTTGACGTTGTCAAGAGGTACTGGCTGGGTCCTAAAAAGCTTATGTTGAGAGGAAAATGCGTCGGTACACTGGTTAACGGTATACCGATGGGTGATCCCCTCACGAAGACGAATTTGTCGCTCGCGCATCCGATCGCTGATCGGTACGCGCGGTACATGCTCGGTTGCCTTTCAAAAGAGGAAGGAAACGGAGATGACACAGCGGCTATCAGTGACAACTTCCTTTACGGGAAGTATCATCTCGAAGCAGCAGTAGCGCTTGGATATGAAGCGTCCCCCCAAGACGACGTTACTACGACGGATTGGGGGACATACGCTGAGGAATGGTTCCATCTCCCAACTTCGAACATTAACAGTACGAAGTGGGGAAATCGGTTCAAGAATTCATTGCTTCTGCCGTACCTAGACACCCCCAAGATTAGGGTGTGTATAGGAACGCAGAAAGACCGGATTGACTTCTCGTCGGATCCAACAGGAAAAGTTACACTGTTGGGCCACGACCAGGAGTATTTCAAGCTAAGTGATCCTGGACCGCATCACACAATCTATTCGATTGCGTCTGCGTTCCAGGACATCTGTCTATCTACGATTGACGACCACCGTCCTCTGTTTTTACCGAGGCAGGTGAATGGTGTTGGAAAACCACCACCACAATGGTCTGTCGAGTCTTGGCTGAATATCATCTCTCGAAGTAGGACTTGGCACGCCAAGTACTACATCGCAGCGATGAAGGAGTTTTGCGAGGGAACTAGGGGTGTCACGGGTTACCGCGGCACCCTCAAAGAGTCAAACCACTTCTCCTCGGAGACGATGGTCGAAATCTTTGAGATCCCTCTCGATGATCCAATCAGGAGGCTAATCGTTGTGCCCGCCGAAGCGCACGCCGAATGGCCCCCTGGTGTTTTGCAAAAGTTGGTAACCTTGGGTTACTTGGTCCCTGAGTCCAAGTTAGCCAAGTATTACCTATTCCAAGAGAGGCTAGAAAACCTCGAACAAGACACAAAACGTGACTTGTTTGAGGTGGTCAAAGCCAAGATGATCAATCTCCCTGACATCGATTCTGTTGAAGAAAACAGAAAAGTTGTAAAGAGATTTGTGAAAGAATTTAGGGATTACCCCTTCCTACTGAAAGGTAGGAGAGAGGAAAATCTCTACGCCGCTGCGGCGATCGACGGCCTTGAGAAAGGAAATCCACTGACGGTTCCTCACTCATTCCCCCTGATCGCCAAATTCTGCAAGAGAATCAGGCCGTCCACTCCTTACGAAGAGGACGGGTTAATTCTCTATCAATGGTTCATGGGTGCGTTTAAGGCAAAGCTGAAAGGCTGGCCAATAGACGCACCACCTACTGATATTCTCGAAGACGACCCCGTGATGATCCAAAAGATCAATGCGGGGGGCGCCGACGTATTCTTGCTTGTCACAGATGACATTAAACTGTACAGATTAGCTCTGAACAAGTTTCCTGACACCTGGATCTTCCGAGTTAGCCCCCTGGAGTATCTTCAGTCAAATACATGGCTGATAGAACAAAAGGGTGCTGATGCTGATTACGATGAGGAACTGACCGAACTCTTTCAACAAGAGTTCGGAAAAGAAAACTTTACCGTCGAAGCCTTGATTGACAAGGGTTCGGTGGAAAGTTACCTCAACAAATATTTCGAAGCGGACGGGGGAGTCTATTGGCAAACAATAGGCATCCCCTGGCGCAAATCAATCAAACGTTCCAACATGGAGAGGAAACCTAGACACGGTTTCATCAACGCGCCGGAACTGAAGAGCTTTAAAGATCTTAGGTGGCCACTTTCCTTCATGGGAAGAGACACTCACCTTATCTTCAAGCAATCGTTGCAGACCTCTTGACCCCCTTTACTGACGCAAAGGTAAGGGAAGAGATCAAGTCGGGTCGAACTCACAAGACCTACCGTCGGGTTAGGGCGAACTTTCGCTCAAGCCCCCC